GAAGCCACTTTTTACGGGGCATCCTCGATTGCCGACGTGCAATTCTGGACTGCTCCCGTTAAGTGTGAAGTGGTAGCAGTGCGTGAAGTTCACGCCACTGCTGGTAGCGATGGCAGCGCCGTTACTGGCACGATCCGCAGGTGCCAAGGCACCGAAGCCGCCACCGCTGGCGATGACCTGCTTAGCGCAACCATCAACTTCAAAGGCACTGCTCTTACTGAGCAGACTCCTGCCTTGACTGCCACCACTGCTGACCTCACCCTTGAGGCTGGCAACCGGCTGTCGCTGGACGTTACTGGTACCACCACCGCATTGGCTGGTGTAATCCTGACCGTTCTGCTGAAGCGCGTCTGATGGGGCTGTTCGCCTTCCGGCGACTGCGTGATCGTGAGGCTGCTTCTACGGAGGCGGCCTCTCTTTCTATTGCAGAGCCTAAACTGATACCAACGGAGCCGGACAATGGCAATCACGATAATCGCAACGCCAAACGCGGCAGACGCAAACTCGTACCTGACGCTGGCTGACGCACAGCTAATTATTGACGGCATGGTGCTAGACGCTGATGCGACAGCATGGGGCACCGCTACCACGGACAACAAAAACCGTGCGTTGTATTCCGCTGCGCAGAGGCTTGATCGTGAACGCTTTCTTGGTGCTCGCTCTACTGATACCCAATCAATGCAATGGCCGCGAACTGGTGTTCGCAAGCCCGACACCTACATCAACACCTACGCCGTTGGTTTTCCGTTTCGTATTACCACCGACTACTTCACCGACACCGAGATCCCAGATCAAGTCAAGCGCGCGCAGGTGGTGCTGGCCGTTTATCTCAACAGCAACCCAGACGGCATTGGTCTTAGCGGATTGGAAGACTACAAGAACGTAAAGATTGGCAGCCTTGACGTGACGCCTAACCTTGGCTACGGAGCTGTTGGCGTTGATAAGGTGCCACCAATCATGGAACGCTACCTGACAGGGCTTAGAATCAGTGGACCAGGTAACGTTGCCATTAAGAGGAGTTGACCATGGATGATTACAGCATTGGTTTTGAGTACATCACCGACACGGCAGCTCATATCGGCAGGTTTTACAGGCTGTATGCCGTTGCCGATGCTGTAATCAGCACGGCTACGGTGCAAAACGCAACTGGCAACGCTTTTACATCAGTTCCCCTTGGTAAAGGCGATTTTATCGACGGCGTGTTTACTAGCGTCACGCTGGCTAGCGGTAAAGTCGTTGCCTATAGGATTTGACAATGAGCCAACCTAAATACTTTGGCATTGATTACTCGATAGGTGCAACATTTATCGGTGATACCGCGACGCGAACAGGCCGTTGGGGCGCAATTCACTCCACGACCAACACTCACATTGATGCCATTGTTGCGCAAAACTACGACGGCAACACGCTGTCAGGGCAAACCTTTGACGGCGCAACAACTCTATACGGCGTGTTCACCAGCATCAAGCTACAGAATGGCCATTGCGTAGCCTATAAACTCTGATGTCACTTGCAAACCCGCTACGGAAAGTTGCCAGCAAGTTGATGGCAAAGTTTGGCGGTGTCGCAACACTACGCCGCGTAACTCCTGGCGTTTACAACCCAACCACTGGCACCGTTAGTGAAGCCATTGGCGACACTGCATTGCGTGGCGTGTTGGAGGACGTACGCCGCAGTGAGGTTAATGACCTAATCCAAGCTGGCGACAAGCGATTCATCATTGCAGCAGCAGATACCGCAGCAGTGCCAACCACCGCTGATCGTGTCATTATCAGCAACCGCACGTTGCAAGTCATTGAGGTGCGCACCATCGAGCAGGACAATCAGCCAATCACCTACGAGCTAATCCTGAGGGACTGATGGCACGCACTATTCGCGTTGGTGATATTGGCGACTACTGCAACCAGCAGATGGAGAAGTTGCTGCGTGCAGCGGTGCTGGAAACTGACAGCCTGCTCAAGCAAGCCAGCCCAGTTGATACGGGTAGGTTCCGCGCTAGCTGGCAGGTGGGCGAGAATGCAGCCGGGTCATACGATGCAGGTCCGCAGCAATCACCAAGTAATCTTGGCCGCGACAAAACCAGCCCACCTGCCGGACCAATGTTTCCGCTGCGCAAGATGAACTACCAGCAAGAGCGCATCGGGAACGTCTACTCAGTTCACAACAACTTGCCATATGCGGAGCCGCTAGCTAGGGGCACTAGCAAGCAGACAGAAGGCGCTCAAGGCGGGCGTGCCGGCTGGGTGCAAGGCGCTGCCAAAGATGTGCAAGGCCGCGTCAGAATTGAAGCAGCACGCATCGGCAGGGAATCATGAGCAGCACCTACAACGATGTTCGCGCCGCCATCGAAGGGCGCATTGCTACGCAAATGGCCATAGCGCCTGTGTACCCGGTCAGCTATCAGAACGTACCGTTCACGCCACCTAACAACACGCCATGGCTGCAGGCGTTCATACGGTTTGGCGACAACAACTACGCTACGCTCACCAGCTTCAACCGGCAGAACGGCACGCTGGTGATCAATGTGTTTACGCCTGTTGGTGCTGGCACGGCTGCTAATTTCACCATTGCAGAGCGCGTGAAAGACCTATTTGACCGCGCTAAGTTCAGCAGCATCATCTTCGACCCGGCATCAGGCCCTGCGCAGGTAACGCCAGCAGCACCGCAGCCGTACTATCAGACTCAACTTACGGCGACGTTTGAAGCCTACTTAGACTAAACACAGCCACTACCGCTCACAACAATGGCCGTCACTGTCTTGTCCGGTACGTCCGGCGCTCTTTACTACAAACCTGCCGGCACTAACGGCAACTTTCCTGAGACTGGCGTAAATGCCAGCACCGATGTCATCACTGTTGCCGCCTACCTAAACTTCAAAGCTGGCGATCCTGTTAAGTTCCGCGTAATCAACAGCCAAACCGGCGGATCTGGTACTGGCACCCTGCCTTCGCCGATTGATGCAGCCACTACCTATTTTGTGTTGACCTACACAGCAGCCACTGGTGCGCTGACAGTTTCAACCACTGCAGGCGGCACTATCCTTGCCATTACTGATGATGGCACGGCTGTAGCACCGAATGAGTTTGAGGTGTATTACGCCGACTACGCCGCTGTTGGGCAGGTGCAGTCATGGAGCTTTGAGATCAGCCGCGCTGAGATCGACGTAACCACCATCGGTCAAACCGCTGGGCAGTATGCGCCATTCCGCGCTTACATCCCTGGCTTTGCTGATGGCAGCGGCACCGCTAGCGTTTACGTCACCAACGAAGACGCAGCACTCTCTAACCGCATGGTGGAAGACGTGCTGCAGCGCCAACAGGTTGGTTGCGGCTTCAAGCTGTACACCGACAAGGGCGCCACTGAGGCACTTAGCCGTAGCATCGCCATGGATGCTGTACTGCTGACCGCTAGCCTTAACATCAACCCTGATGATGCCCAGATGGTGGAGATCACCTTCCGGCCAAGCGGTGTGCCGACGTTCGACTTCAGCACCAGCGCCTGATAACAAATTGCCCCGGCAGCCGCTGGGGCTTTTTTGTGCTTGAATACATCTATCAACCTAATTTTTTTATGGCATCCGCTCTAGAGCGTCTCAAGAAAGCAGCTAATCTCACCCCAACCAAGCGCACCGTTACCCTCAACGATGATACGGTGTTTGAGTTTTACTCAGCACCACTGACCATGGCAGAGCGCGAGCGTGCGCAGAAGATGCCAGGCGGCGATGACACCAATGGCTTTGCGCTAAACCTGCTGGTTACCAAAGCAGTAGATGACACCGGCAAGCGGTTGTTTACTGCTGGTGAGATTGCGGAGTTAAAGAATGAGGTGCTGGACTCTGACCTGCAAGGGATGATGCTTGCCATCATCACCAACCCGGAGGATACTGAGGAGCTTGATATGAAAAGCGTTAAAGGCGGAGCTAAAGCGTGACAACCTGCTGATGCTGCAAATGGGTGTAGCCAAAGAACTTGGTTACACCTTGATACGGCTGAAGTCTGAGTTGACGCTAGAGGAGTTGCTGCTGTGGTCAGCTTACTTTGATGTGACCAATGAAGAGCAAGAGCGTAGAATGAAGCAAAGGCGTAGGTAGGCGCGTGTCGGTTGTTGCTAATGTCGCCATTAATGTTGACAGCAGCGGTGCTGTCAGCAAGCTGCGGCAGGTGCAGACGCAGGCGCAGCAAACTGAAAAGGCGTTTGGTGCGCTGCAATCTGCTATAGGTGCATTAGGAGTTGGCTTTGCGCTGACCAAAGTTATTGCAGATGTCAAAGAACTAGATACCAATCTGCGCAGGCTTGGCACCGTTGGTGTTGATGTAGCAAAAATTAGCCCAGCCTTATCTAAATTAAGTGATGAGCTTGGCGGCGTTGCTAGCAAAGCTGAACTTGCGGCGGCATCATATCAGGCTGCGTCAGCAGGTTTCAGTGATACTGCTGGCAACATCAACATTTTGAGGGCGGCTACTAAGGCGGCCACTGGCGGCCTAGCTGATACGCAGGCTGTAACTGAAGTCCTGGTCAAAACGCTTAACAGTTATGGCATGTCTGGCAGCCAGGCAATTCAAGTAACTGACAGCATATCAAAAGCAGTTGAGTTAGGCAATCAAGAGTGGTCTGATTACACCACTCAACTTGGTCGCGTTGCATCTATTGCGGCACTTGCTGGTGTCAGCCTTGATGAAGTAAACGCATTTATTTCAGCTGCAACATTGAATGGCGCCACTGCTGAAACTGCGTTTACAGGACTTGGCGCAACACTAAATACACTGCTTCAACCAACCAAAGAAAGCCAAGAAGCAGCGGCAAAACTTGGCATTGCTTGGAACTATGGCGGGTTGCAAGCCAAGGGCTTCACAGGTTTAATAGCGGAGCTAGCTGTTGCAATGGGAAAAGACAAAGAATTAGCGACCCAGTTACTTGGCTCGCAAGAGGCCTTGCGCGGTGCGTTTGCAGCGGCATCAAAAGATGGTTCCGACTTTAAGATGATCCTTGAGCAAATAGGCGGCGCAGCAGGCAAGACTGATGCAGACTTTCAAACAATGAAAGGAAGCCTTGAAAATACACTCAAGGCATTAGATACATCATTTAAAAACCTAAGTGAGGCGCTAGGGACAGCGTTTGGGCCAACGGTTGTTATTGCCGTTCAAGACATAACCAAAGCAGTTAATGGCTTTGCTGACTTCATGGCAATGGTGCCGCAGCCGGTGATGGATACGGCAGGTGCGTTGGTTAAACTAATTGCACAAATGTTACTGCTGCAAAAAGCAATTCAAGCAATCATTGCATTGCGCGCTGCATTTATTGGCGCAATGGTTGGCATGACTGGCGCAACTGTTGCATCTGGTACTGCAGCAACAACTAGCGCCGGAGCATTTGCGCTTTATACCAATAACGCAAGAGCACTGCAAGCTACATCTGTAGCCGCAACTGCATCCGTAGGTGGGCTAGCTGGCGCGTTGATGGGCCTTGCTGCCATCGGCATCATTACAGTTGGCATCAATTATGTAATAACACAAACAGGCGCAATATTAGGAAGCTCTACAGCAGCAGGTAAAAGCGAAGCAGCGGGAACTCCAACATCTTTAGCGCAGCAGCTTAAAGGTAAAACCACAGCAGAGCGCAAGCAAATGCTGGCGGCAGCACAAAAGAATCTAGCAAATGATAAAAAACTTGCTAGCGCGTTGGCCTTGCAAATACAAATGCAAGACAATGCAGCACTATCATCTAACGAACGTGCGCTGCCATCGGATAGGGCAAAACTTACAGAGCTGCAAGCTCGTATCAATACAGGCCAATCAAGAATTAAAGCAATACAGACAACTCCAATTCAACGTGCCGCAGCAATTGGCAATGCCATGGGCACCCCAATAGGCGCAACGGTAGGTGGCGGTGGCGGTGGCGCTGCAGGTGGCGGCAAAGGCGCAGCAGACAATGCAGCCCGTGAAGCTGAGCGCGCCGCAGAGGCAGCAGCTCAAGAAGCCGCAAGGGTTAAAGATGTTATCCGCGACCGATTGGCAGAAGGTCAGATTATTGCTGCAAAGATGCAACAGCAGGATCGCATTGCAGCCGCAGAAGCTGCAGGCGACAAGATGCTTGTTGCTCGCTTGCAATCGCAAGAACGACAGCTTGAGATCCAATATCGTTACGCACAGGAACTAGCAAAAGAAGTCAACTTGGACGCGCAAAAAGCCATCATTTATGAAGGGCTAAATGCGCTTACTGCCAATCAAGTTGACCTGCAACGTGAGCTTGACGCCCTACAAACGCAAAACGATCAAGACAGGCTAACATCGCTGCAAAAAGCTGTCGAAAAGCAGTACGAGCTTAATACCGCTGTTCAAAATCAACTGCAACTTGCTGATGGCGTTGCAAATACGCTTGGCCAAGGACTTGGGTCTGCATTTGATGCGCTAATAAGTGGCGCTCAAGGATGGGAAAAGAGCTTGCAGCAAATTGCATCCGGCGTTCTTGTTGATATTGCTAACCAGCTAATCAGGATTTTTGTCGTCGAGCAAGCGATTAACGCGATCAAGGCATTTTTGACCCCATTCAGCGCATCAACACCACTAGGCGCTGGTGGCGGAACAGTTGGCAAGTATGGCACCCTTGGGCCAAACTATGGAATCCCTCAGCGCGCCAACGGCGGCCCCGTATCCAGCGGCCAAACCTACATGGTGGGCGAGCGTGGTCCTGAGCTGTTTGTGCCAGGCCGTAGCGGCACCATTGTTGCTAACGACAAGATGGGCGGCGGCGTCAACGTGGTGGTGAACGTAGACGCAAGCGGTAGTAAGGTAGAAGGCGATGAACAAGAAGGCAAGCAGCTTGGTCGCTTGATCGCTGCTGCTATCCAGCAAGAACTGGTCAAGCAGAAACGTCCTGGAGGACTGCTCACATAATGGCTACCTTCCCCGCCTACGAGCCGACCTACTCGGCCACTAAAAGCAGTCAGCCGAAGATTCGCACCGCCCAGTTTGGCGACGGCTACCAGCAACGGGTTACCTTTGGCCTCAACCAAAACCCTAAGGAATGGAGCCTTAGCTTTAGCGTCAGCGATGCTGATGCCGACATCATCGAAGCATTCCTTGATGCCCGCGCTGCTGATGGCGACAGTTTTGAGTGGACACCACCAGACGGCAATACCAGTTACAGGTGGACTTGCTTTAGCTGGACCCGAGAGCTGTTTGATTTTGAACGCAGCAAGGTAGACGTTACTTTCATGCAGGTGTTTGAACCATGAGCGTACCAGTTAGTGCGCTACAGGCGATTGCACCCGGCGCAATTATCGAGCTATTTGAGCTGGAGCTAAATGCTGCGCAGCATGGCGTAAACGAAACCTACCGCTTTCATGCTGGCGTCAATGCTGATGACAACCAGAAT